ACCCTTACCACGACGAGTCTGCTTGGCGATCTGGTTAGCTTCACGCTCTAGCTGGAACATTAGACCCTTGAACTTTTCAACTGACCAACGACCGTTTGAGTCAGTATCAAGATCGAAGACACCAGCTGTAGTAACGTTATCCTGAGCGCCAGCTTCAGCAGTGAAGTTAATAGTACGAACAACTTCACGGTTGATTTCGGCTAGGATTTCAGCTGATAGAATGTTAGCTAGTTCTGTTTCAGCGTCTAGACCATGGATTGCCTTAAGATCCTGAGCAAGTTCCATAGTATACTCTGCCTTTAGAGCACGAGTGTTAGCAGTAACAGTAACCTTTTCAATTGAGAATGCCATCTGTGGGAAAGCAGTGTTTGAGTCAGTTCCAAGAGCTTCAGCCTGGAAAGTTGACATACCAGCACCAGTGTTATATGTATTAACAGCTGTTAGTGGTGTAGTATTAGTAGCACCTGGGATTGTACCAACGAACTTCTGACCGAAGGTGTTAGCGCCAGATGTAACAGAAGAGAACTGAGTGTTAACTTCGTTATAGAATGTTTCTGCGCCAGCGTTGTTATAGCTAGTTGTATTAGCATAACGTGAACGCATAGCGAAAATGAGGCCAGTTGGGCCAGTCATTGGCTGAACGCCGCAGATGTCGTAAGCAATTAGATTTGGCATTGCACGACGAACTAGAGAAATAAGAACTGGATCGAAAGTATCGATGCCGCCTGTTCCCTGAGTTGAGCTTGAAGCGCCCATTAGGTTTGTGTGAACAAGTGAACTTGTTTCTGTTAGTGTCTGATAGTCACCATGAGCTGCTGATTCACGGAGAGCCTTCTCTGTGTTCTCAAGCATAACTGCTGTGACTGAACGGCGGTGCTGGTCCTTAATGGCGCCAAGAGCGTCATGGTCTAGGACTGGAGCCCACTTGTTTTGAATTTCCTCAGCTAGATACATTTAGGTTTTCCTTTCTTAGAAATACACTTTATCTTATTTATAATATATTACTTTTTAACTGTTCTGGAGATAGCGTCTAGATAACGACCAACTGTTGGATCGATATTCTTAGTTACAGCTACTTCTCCTTCAAATGTTTCTTCTTCAATTGAAGAACTTGAAGTTGCTTCATTCTTAAAGTAGTTTTCCTTGACAATCATTAGCTTCTTAGCATAAACGTCAAGATCGCCGTCGAACTCAATTCCTTCAACTAGAGCAGCAAACTTTTCTTGTTGTGTCAATGCTAGATCGGAAGCAAGACTCTCAACGATATCCTGTCTTTCGTTCTCAACAACAAAGTTTCTTAGCTCAACGTTTTCTGTAATTGTTTCGTCAAGTTTTGCTTCTAGAGCTTCAACCTTTTCAGCCATAGCCTCTAGAACATCAACCTTTTCTTCTGGGACACTGATGTAGTGTTCAGCGAATAGGTTCTTCAATCCTTCCATGAACTCTTCAGCAAGTTCATTACGTAGGGTTGATTCGATAGCTACTTCGTTTTCTTTCATCCAGTTCTCAACAACATAATCGAGATATGTGTCGAGCTTTGATGTCATCTCTTCAGCAATTGAAGAAACTTCTTCCTGTAGCTTTGTTTCAAATTCTTCTTCAAGACGTGTCTGCTCTGCAATAACTCTTACGGAAACTGCAGCTTCGAATAGAGTAGCAACGTTGTCTTTAAATTCTTCTGATAGATCCTGACCGTTAAACATTTCTTCAATGTCTTCGCGGACATTTAGTTTTGGCATAGCGTCACGTGTCTTTGGAGCTGACTTAGCAGTTGCATCAGATGGCTTCATGTCAATAGTTGACTGATTGTGACCTGACTTATCACCAACACCCCAATCCTTACCTGGACCATACTGAGCTTGAACCTGATTGAAGAAATCGACAAGATCTGACTTGCCCATGCCAGCCATAACATTCATTACTGAAGTCATTGCTTTTAGTTTTGGCATTGGATCTGAATGACGAGCGGCTGGATGAAGTGAAGATGCAGCAAGAGTTTCCTCGTCAACTGTTTCTTCTCCCATCTTCTTACAAGAAGATTCCTTTTCTTCTTTTTCCTCTTCTTCCTCTTCCTCTTCCTCATGATGCTTCTTCTTGCCCTTTACCTTGGCTTCCTCAAGAGCATTTAGAGCTTCAAGATCGAATTCTTCGTTATTAGCCATTTAAATAGTCTCCTATTAAAGAAATTTACAATTATTTATAATTTTTTGTTTTTTACGATTAGAGAAGTGAGATAGTTCTCAAATAAGTTCAATTTCTGTTCTTCAAGTTGTCTTTTACTCAAAGAATGAATATTCTTCTTCATTTCATGAAGTTTTTCTTCATGCCACGAACCTTTGACTGGGTCGTAAATCCATTCAACGTTTTCCATAATACCATTTACGAAACATCCTGGTCCACTGGGATCAGAAACAATATCAACTGTTGAAAGTTTGAAATCAGGTTGAACGATCATGGCGCCATTTGATTCTTTTAATGAACCCATACCACGTGTAGAAACGCCAAGTTGTCCGCCTGATTCTAGGAGACCACGAGCAATCTCACCCATAGGTGTTGATGTAATTTTGGCCTTACCGTTTACATAGTTACCATCCCACTTTAATTCGGTAATGATATGAGAAACACGATCTAGATTGATAGTTGGACCTGATGGATGATTTAATTCGCCGAATGCTCTTTTTGCATTAACTACTTCACGAATATATCTTGACACTTCGTTTTCAAGAATATCTTTCTTATACAATCTACCGTTTTTATTTTTCTCTTCAGCAGTCATAAAGCGTCCCATAATATAATGGTGCTTCTTACCGTCTTCAGATCTTTCGGTAATATATTGAGTGTCTTCGTTTAATTCGGCGATGAGTTTCATCTGTTATCCTCTGTATGCTACTGGAGTTGCTAATAGGCCAGTGCCTTGTAAACCGTCTGTTAAACCTTTAGCAACAATGACAGGTGCTGTATTGGTTACAGTTGTATTAGCATAAACAACACCATTTGCGTATGAAATATTTAAAACTGCTGCAGCGCCAGTAGCAACCACTCTACAAAGATTAGCAGTATTTGAAAAAGTGTTAGCTGTTGAAATGCTAACCTCTGGTCCTAAAAGTTTTATAACCATTATAAAGTCCCCACATCTAGTCTACCTGTTGACCATCCAGCAGCGCCTGGTCCAGCATAATCAGTATTAGTTGCTGGGCCAGATTCAGATTGGCCGTGCATTTTCCACGCTTTAGCATATAGAACTTGCGTTCCTTTTTCTTTACCATACTGTTTTATGAAACGTTCTTTGTTTGACTTGATCCAAGATTCAATTTTTTTACTTGGTGGAGCAACTTCTTGGATATCTTCTTCTTTTAGCTTTGCTTTAGCTACAGAAGAACCACGCTCGCCAGCTTCGATATCACGTTTTGCTAATCCCGCAGACATTGTTCTAGCTCCACCAAACATAGAGCCAGTAGATTTTAATTGATTATACTGTTTCTTGCCTGGTTTTAGTTTTGTTACTGGTTTGTCAGAAGCAGCTGCTATAGCAGCAAGTTGTTTAGTAACTTTCTTATGCGCTACATCTTCAACACGTCCTTCTGAAACATGTTTTTTATCGGTAAGCATTTTCTTGCCTTTATATCTTGGTTCTTGATCGGAACCAGATGGGCAAGCAGCTTCGCCGTGAACTTCGCACATCACACCTTCATTGGTTTGATTACATGCAGCTTCATAAACTCCATCTTTCTGGAATTTATACTTTGAAGTCTTTTCACCACCACCCTTCTTACCCTTGAATGCAGCTTCTGCATCATATGGGTAATCATGAGTCTCAGTGTCATGTTTCTTTACAAAGGCAACGCCATCTTTAGCATTCCACTGATATAAATTCTTATCGTCAATATCTGGCGGAGCAACTGTAGTTTTATTTACTCCAGCGAACTGGCCTTTACCAGCAATATCTCTAAGTTTCTTCGCCATTATCCTCTTCCTCTGAGTTATCTATTTCTTGTTCTTGTTCTTCAGCATCATCTTCATATTCGACTTCTGGTTCGTAACCATACATCTGTTGAGCAATTTGTATTTTCTTATTCTCAATAGCTGTAGAGATACGATCAACAATCAAGTCATTAAATGCTGCTTCAAAATCTGTTGGCTTCTGATCTAATGCAGAAATAACTAAGTCATCTAATTCATATTTATTAACGTCAGTCATTTACATTCATCCTTTATTATTGTTCTGTAGCTCTAACAGAACCTCTTTGTACTAGTTCTGGATTCTTTGCTAATACTTGTACCGCTGCTTTATATTTTGCTTCATCTGCCATAGTTCTATTAGCCTTTGGCATTTTCTTCATTTGATCTACGATTATTTCAGCGTTTCTAACTTGTTCCATTTTTTGTGCTAGTTCTGGATCTTGACCTTGCGAACCTTCAACACCTGGTTGAAGTTGCTGTTCTTGCATACCTTGCATCTGTTGATTCTGCATTTCAGCTTGCTGTAATAACATTTCATTATTAATAATAGCTGGATTAATCCATCTGTTTTCGCCTTGATCCGCCATTTGTGATTCTGTATTGATTTGTTTATCGTTCTTTGCTATATCATCGTCAGACTGTTGAAGAACGTTTTTACGAACCCATTCATGACTGTAATACTTACCAACCATATCCTGAATATTTCTTGCTTGGTTTATACGACCTTCAAGAATTTCAGCGTCTTTAAGTTCTGTAAAATAGTTATCCTTAGCAAAGTCAAAACGAATATCGTCGACGATGTAATTCCAATCTTCAATAGTAGTAACACCCTTGAGGATTAGTTGTTTCTTCAACATTTCTAGGAATAGGTTTGAGAATCTTCCTCTCAAACGAATACAAAAACGATTAAACTTTAATTCGTCTCTTGTGATTTCTGTGGCTCTACCTACTGAAAATAGAGCGTCTGAATTAAGTCTTGACACTGGAACATTAAGCGCCTGTAAGAACTTCTTTTGAAAGTATAAAACGTCGTCCATCTGTCCCAATGTCTGACCGCCTGGTAGGGTAGTAACCTCCGTACCTCTACCACCTTCACGACGAGGTAGCCAGTAATCCTCTAGCATCGTCATGAATTTGCGGTCATCTCTAATGTCGCCTGTCTGGGCGTCATAGATTAATCTGTTTTTATGCTTAACCATAATATCACGAACATACTGCTCTGCCTTCATCTTAGGAAGATTACCAACGTCAATATACCAAATACGACGTTCTGGTGCACGAGCAAGACGATAGATAACTAGAGCGTCTTCCAATGTTCTTAACTGATTAAGTGGCTTG